AAGATACCTTAGGCCATGCAGCAGCAAAAGGTACTAAAGAATATAGAGCCTCTCTACGCAATAAAAATTTTGAATTAGAGTATGATCGAAAAGGAGATAACAAATCTATTGGATTTAAGTTTGTTAGAGAATTTTCTAAAGGAGATTTTGTAGTTGCTAAGAAAGATAAAAAATACTACAAGGATATTGTATAATGGGTCACGAAAATAATATTACTAAATCTTATAAAGTTAATGGTACAACTAAATACTATAATGTACCTGATCCTAAACATAAAACTCCAGATATGAGTCTTCCTAAAGAATACGGAAAACAATATGATGATTTAGAGAAAGCCGTAAAAGGGGCAAAAGATATTTCGAAAAAATTAGATAAGTATCCTCACAAACATAATCAAGGTGGCATGGTAATAGGCAAACAAAAAGATTACATAAAGGATTTATTATAATGGCTGTAGAAAAAAACGAACCACAAACAGAAGAAATTAAACTAGCGGAAAACCCTGAGATCGCTCCTGAAGAAGTAGTGATCATGGAGGAAGATGCAGAGACCACGGATCAGGGACCAGAAGAAGAATTTAATTTTGCAGAAAATATTGCAGAACGTTTAGACGATAGAGTACTAAAAAGATTAGCATCGGATTTAATTGCGGATGTAGAAAACGATAGAGAAAGCAGAGCAGGTTGGCAGGAAACTATCGACAAAGGTTTAGATTTATTAGGTGTTAAATACAACGTAATGAACCGACCTTTTAAAGGTGCGTCTGGTGTAACTCATCCAATGCTCTCTGAAGCGTGTACCCAGTTTCAGGCTCAAGCCTATAAAGAATTATTACCCCCTGATGGTCCTGTACGAACTCAGATTGTAGGTAACCCTACTCCTGAAAAAGAAGCTCAACAACAACGAGTAAAAGAATACATGAACTATCTTCTAATGGAGAAGATGGAAGAATACACAACCGATGTAGATCAAATGTTATTTTATTTACCTTTAACAGGATCTACGTTTAAAAAAGTATTCTATGATGAATTATTAGAAAGACCCGCATCTTTATTTATACCGGCAAGAGATTTAATTGTACCTTATTATGCGACCGATTTAAAAAGTTGTGAACGAATTACGCAAGTCATGAAAATGAGTGACAATGAAATTCGTAAAAAAATGGAAATCGGCATGTATATGCAAACGGAATTGTTAGATCCGCAACCAGAACAAACCGATACAGAAAAAAGATTAGACGATCTTCAAGGATTAAAACCAAATTACAAAGACTACATGTACAATGTATTAGAAATTCATGTGGATCTAGATATGGAAGAGTACACTTCGGATGTACCTAACAAAGAAAAAAATATTAAAGTTCCTTACATCGTAACTGTGATTGAAAACACAGGACAGATTTTATCTATTTATAGAAATTTTAGAGCAGATGATCCTAAATATAATCGTATTGAATACTTTGTTCATTATAAATTTTTACCAGGATTAGGATTTTATGGTTTTGGAATGCTCCACATGATTGGTGGATTGTCTCGAACTGCTACTGAAGCGTTAAGACAACTATTGGACGCTGGTACGTTATCCAATTTACCTGCTGGATTTAAGTCTAGAGGGATGCGAGTACGTGATGATGACCAACCTATTCAACCTGGAGAGTTTAGAGATGTCGATGCACCAGGTGGAAACATCAAAGATCAGTTTCAATTACTTCCTTTTAAAGAACCTTCAAGCGTTTTATATTCATTATTAGGTTTTGTAGTCCAAGCAGGACAAAGATTTGCTGCGATTGCAGACTTACAAGTAGGCGATGGCAACCAACAAGCAGCTGTTGGCACTACGATTGCGTTAATGGAACGTGGTTCGCGGGTCATGAGTGCTATTCATAAGCGTTGTTACTATGCAATGAAGCAAGAATTTAAAATTTTAGCAAGAATTTGTTCAGAATTTCTTCCACCAGAGTATCCTTATGATGTTTATGGCGGAGAAAGAACTATTAAAGCACTAGATTTTGATGATCGAGTAGATATTTTGCCAATGGCGGATCCAAATTTGTGGTCAATGGCTCAAAGAGTGACTTTAGCACAGACACAATTGCAAATTGCGCAGTCAAATCCGCAAATGCACAACATTTATGAAGCTTACAGAAGAGTGTATGAGAGTTTAGGAACAAAAAATATTGATTTATTGTTAAAAGCACCAGAAATGCCTGAACCAATGGATCCTGCAAAAGAAAATTCGCTATCTTTACAGATGCAATTGCTTAATGCGTTCCCTGATCAAGATCACGATGCTCATATTCAGGCTCATACGATATTTATGCAGACCAGAATGGTACAAATTAATCCGCAAGTGTATGCATTATTACAATCACACGTTTCAGATCACATAAGTATGAAAGCATCGTTAGAAGTACAAGCTGCAATTCAACAAAATGCACAATTACAACAAATGGCTCAAGTAGATCCGCAAGCTTTTCAAACTGTATTTAATTCTATGATTGCAAAAAAGACAGTTGAGATTACTGCACAGTTAGCACAGGCCGAAATGCAAGCAGGTCAAGCACAACAAGATCCTTTAGTTCGTTTAAAACAACAGGAAATAGATTTAAGAGCTCTCGATCTACAAAGAAAAACTCAAGAGGCTCAAATGAAGGAAGCGGGTCAATTCAATAGACAAGAAAATGATATTGCTTTCCAAATGGAGCGTTTGCAATCACAAGAAGAAGCTTCGGATAAACGTTTGCAAGTCGCAAAAGAAAAACTTAACTTAATGAGGGAAAAAAATGTACAAAAAAGCTAGAGGTAAAGGACTTCAAGATGAGAAAATGAAACCTGGTACAATCATGAAAGCTAAAAAAGGTAAAATGGCAATGCACAAAATGCCAAATGGTAAAATGATGAAAGGTGCAAAGCACAAAGGTAAAAAATAATGGCTCAAGGTTATCATAAAACAAAAAAAGGAACCATGGCTAAAAAAGGTCTTTGGTACAATATTCAACAAAAGAAAAAAAGAATCGCTGCAGGTTCAGGTGAGAAAATGAGAAAACCTGGAACTAAAGGTGCTCCAACCGCTAAAGCTATTAAAAAATCACAAGGAAAAAAATAATGCCACTTACAAAAAAAGGTGCCAAGATAATGAAAGCGATGAAAAAAGAATACGGTTCAAAAAAAGGTGAAACTGTATTTTATGCATCTAAAAATAAAGGAGTTATCAAAGGTGTCGACAAAAAAAGCAAAAAGAAAAAGAAATAATTTACCTGGTAAACGGTTTGGTCCTCCTCCTAAACGTGGACCTAATCCGCAAGGATTAAAAAACAAAAATCTATAAATGTCTTTATCTGAAAAGGAAAAACTTATTTTCTTAGCCGGAGTATTTGAAGGTGAGGGTACTATGGGTTATTGGAAAAATGGCGTAAGAAACGGCAAAATAAGAAAAAGAATTCAATGTAGTGTTAAGATGACTGATAAAGATATTATTTATCGATTTATGAATTATTTTAATTGTGGATATGTTTCAGAAATGAAACAAAGAGAAGATCACTATAAAATATGTTGGTCTTGGACAATAACTGGTTCTAAGGCTTTACAGGTTTTGGAGCAGATGTTACCCTATTTAGGATTAAGGAGATCAAAAAAATATCATGATATGGTTAAATCTTTTAGGGACAGCATTCAAAACGGGAGTCACGTTATACGAGAACAAACAAAAAGAGAAACAAGCAATCTCCCAAGCGAGACTAATGCATGCGGAGAAAATGGCTCGTGGTGAAATTGAATTAAGAAACGAAGTATTTCAAACACAAAAAAACGATTGGAAGGACGAATTTATACTCCTCGTTCTATCAAGTCCTCTATTTTTGTTGGCCTATTCCGTATTTGCGGAAGATGAAAAGATTGGTCAAAAATTAGATCTTTATTTCGAAAAATTACAAAACATGCCTTGGTGGGTGACTGGACTTTGGATTTCAGTCGTGGCTGCTGTGTATGGAATTAAAGCAACGGATATCATTAACACTAAAAAGGGCAAGTAGTATGACTAGTGAATGTGGAAAATGTCATGAAGAATTTGAAGTAAAAGACAACGAGTTTTTTTGCGATAAATGCAAGCCTATTAAAAAAGAAACATTAGAGGACTTAGATTTTAATAGCGATGAATGTTTATCTTGCCAATAAAGTATAAATTTGTTAAGCCATTATTAAATGATGGATATAGATACAATTAACCGTATTAGAAAAGAAATCTATAAATTAATAGATACCAAAAAAGATCATATCGTGCATGGTGTTGACAGCATAGAGAAGCTACAATACTCTAGAGGTCAACTCAGTTCTTTAGAAGAACTGCTTCAGGTGATTAAATACCTGCTGAAAAACGAGGATATAGAAGATGACTTTGGTAAGACCAGATGGGTCGAAAATTCTGACAACGGTAAAAAAACCTAAACCAGAAATACCTACCGACCCCAACTCAATAGATAAAATGTTAGACAAAATTCCAGAACCAACTGGATGGAGAATAGTAGTACGTCCATACATTCCGCCTGCAAAAACAAAAGGAGGAATTCACATATCAGATGAAGCTCAAGAACGAATTGCACTTGCAACAGTTTGTGCATTAGTTTTAAAAATGGGTCCATTATGCTATGAGGACAAAACTAAATTTCCCACTGGTCCGTGGTGCAAGGAAGGTCAATGGGTAATCTTTGGACGATATGCAGGTTCTAGATTTAAAACAGAACTTGGAGAAGTTCGTATTCTTAATGACGATGAAATTATCGGCACAGTAGAAGACCCTGAACATATAACACACAACTATTAGGAGAAAAAATGGTAGACGAAAATAAAAAGGATATCGAACTAGATACTGATGATGCTCAAGAAACAAATATTGTACTTGAAAATCAATCAGAGAAGGATACGGATCCTTCTCAATTAAAAAAAGAAGACGTTGATTTAGGTTACACTGATCTTGATGTTAGCAAAAAAGAAAAAGCTGAAATTAAAAAAGTAGAAGAACCTCAACCAGACGTTGAAGTAACTACAGAAACTAAAAAAGACGATAAAGAAAATTTATCTAAAGTTTCTGAGAATGCTCAAAAAAGAATTAAAGAGTTAACTTTTAAATACAGAGAAGCTGAGAGAAGAGAACAAGCAGCTCTTGAGTATGCTAAAGGATTGCAGAAAAAATATTCTGACGTTTCTAATAAGTATGAAGAATCAGATACTGAATATTTAAAACAATACGATGCAAGAATAGACGCTGAAAGAGATAAAGTTAAAAGACAACTTAAAGAAGCATTAGATTCTTCCGATACAGATAAAGTTATGGAAGCTAATGATGCTTTAACTAAGTTAGCTGTAGAAAAAGAAAAAGTTAGAATTTCTTTATCTGAAAAAGAAAAAGCAAAAAAAGAAAAAGAAACTAATCCAGAACCGGTAGAACAAACATCGCAAAATCAATACATTCCGCCAAAAATTAGCCCTAAAGCTAGAGATTGGGCATCTAGAAATGAATGGTTTGGAAATGATAAAATCATGACTTCTGCTGTCATGAACATGCATGATGAATTAATAATGCAAGGGTTTGACGCAGAGAGCGATGACTACTATAATGAAATTGATAAACAACTGAGAGATTATTTTCCTCAGAAG